GTGACGTGGCCAATGCGTCGGGCGACCGTGAGGAATACCTGAAACAGTTCAGGCGTGCGAGGGCCAAGAGCCAGCAACTACGTGACCACATCGAGGAACACAGCTTGAGGCGGTCCAAGGTCCGTGAGCGTTATATTACGCTCCGATGACAGACAACTGAATAAACGTTCATGGAAGGCCGCTCCGAGTGGGGGCGGCTTTTCTTATGCCGGGGGCAGAGGCCACGGGTTACAAGCCTTTCATTCATTCGGGCGCTCCTCCCCGTGCGTGGTTGGATTCCACGCCCCGGCCCAGTCGTAAATAGCCGACTCACGGCGTTAAAAGGAGGTTTAACCATGAACGACGAACTGAAGAACACACAGGCACAGAGCGGCGGCGAGAATTCGGCCGCTGGTCAAGGACAGGCAGGGCAAGCAACACCTGACGGCCAGGGTAAAGAGCCGGACAAGACGTTCACCCAAGCGGAACTGAATGTAATCATCCAGGACCGGTTAGCGGCAGAGCGCAAGAAGATGCCCAGCAAGGACGAACTGCAAGCCTTCAAGGCGTGGCAGGCCGAACAGAAAAAGGACGAGCCAGTCAACGAGGAGGCCGAAGCGGCCCGGCGTGAGCTGGCGGCAACAAGGGCTGAACTCACACGGCTGAAGAACCGTGACACGGTCATCCAGGCAGGAGTCCCGACACAGTATGCAGATTTTGTCGCATACGAGACGAGCAAGCTGACGGACGATGACACGGACTTTGCCACCGCACTCCAAACCTTCATGGCGGCAAATGAGCATTACAAAGCCGACGCACAACCGCCCCCGACACCAGGTGCGAGCGGTATGCGGCATAGACAAACTCCGCCCAAGACGGATGGAGTGGATGACGCCTTTTATGCGCTGAACCCAAACCTAAAGAAACCCAAATAATGAAAGGAGAGCATTATGTCTCTTGATCAACCTTCGAACCACACCAAGCGTGAACGTTACGCCAACCTGGTCCTTGAGAAGCTGCGCTATACGCTGGTCACCAAGGATCATTTCATCTTCAACAACCGCTACGAGGGCGACCCCAAAGCTGGGGCCGTCAAGATCCCCATCCGGGACACCGAAGTTGCGGTCCGCACCTACAACAAAGATCTGGGGCTCCAGGTTGCTGGCAGTGCCACCGCCTACGAGACCCTGAATATCAACAAAGACATCGCCGTGAACGAGATCATCGATGGCTTTGACGCCGCCGCTGTGCCGGATGGCATCGTCGCTGAACGTCTCGACTCCGCTGGCTATGCAATCGCCCTGGAGCTGGACGATACCGGCCTGGGCCTCCTGGTCAACGGCGGAACCGAAGTCATGGACAAGTCGGCCAGCACCAAGGCCAACATCATGAGCCAGATCGTGAACGTCAGAACTGCCCTGGGCGCCGCTAAGGTCCCGAACGATGGCCGCTACCTGATCGTGTCCCCTCACGTCATGGGCCTACTGCTCTTGTCCGAGGAGTTCATTAAAGCCGGCGACCTGTCGCAGGAGCTTGTGGCCGCTGGCGTCGTTGGGCGCATTGCCGGCTTCAACGTCTTTGAAAGCAACAACATCCCGAACACCTCCGAGGGCGACCTCGAAGTCGAGTTCATCGCTGGGCACCCCAACTGGTCCCACCGTGTCTATGAGTGGAAGGTCTCCCCTTACGTTCAGTCTCTGGACGGCGACGCCGCTTATATCGGCGCATCCGCCATCAAGGGCCGTCTGGTCTATGGCCAACTGTTGAGCCGTGCCACGACCGTCATGGTCAAGGTCAAGGACCCGGCCTACACCCCGCCCGTTGATCGCTCATACAGCGTCGCCGTGAACGGAACCGCCGGCTCATCCTCGTCTGACCTCCTGACCATTACCTTTGCGGAAGATGTGGATACCCTCGCCCTGGAAGATATCCAGATCAAGGGTAAGACCGTTGAGGACCTGGTCGAGAACATCGGCCTGGCTGATAGCGTGACCAAGGTCAACGCCAAGTCCTACACCATCGCCCTGACCCCCAAGGTGAAGAGCACGGACATCATTGTCAATCTGATTGACAACGAGGACTTCAACTTTGTGCCTCACACCAAGGAGGTCAAGGTCATTTTCCACCAGTAAGGAGCTGACTAATGCACGAGTTCAGGCACAAGTATTCTGGCGAGGTCATGCGCTTAAAGAAGGGGGACCCCCTCCTGCATGTCCTGATCGGGTCCGACTCATGGGAGGACCTGACGCCGAAACCGGAACCGGTCAAGGCCGTCGAGCCTGAACCGGCACCGAAACCGGCGCTCAAGAAGCCGGCCCCCAAAAAGAAGGCCCCGGCCAAGAAACCGGCGCCCAAGAAGGGAGCCAAGTAATGCGTAAGTTCATGCACGTCCGGTCCAAGGAGGTCATCAGCGTCCGGGAGGGACACCCCACCCTGCGACGGCTGATCGGGTCCCTTGACTGGATCGAGATAGTCCCCGCCCTGCCCCCGGCCCCGGTCATCGAGCCAGAGCCGGAGGTGGAGGTCGAACCCAAGCCGAAACGGGCCAGAAAGAAGCCCGAACCGGAAACCGACGAGGAATGAAGGGAGCACGCCCATGTTTGAAAGCTACATCACAGCGACCGAGGCCGCCGGCTACATCAAGACCTTCAAGGGCCTTGACGCATACACGGCGTTTAACACCCTGGCCGCAGACGACAAGACAGCTGCGCTCATGGGCGCCCAGCTCATCATCGACCGGCAACGGTACAAGGGCCGAAAGTCCGACCCCGACCAGGCCGAGGCTTGGCCAAGGGTCATCCAGGGCCAGGACGTCGGCGTCCCGGAAGTGGTCAAGCTGGCGCAGGCGCTCCAAGCCCTGACGCAGGCCACGGGCCAGTCCGAGGCAGAGGCCATGGCGGAGTCCTTGAAGGCGGCGGGTATCACCCGCTATCACCTGGACGACTTTGACGTGTCCTTTGACGGGACCCAGGACCCGGCCATCAAGGCCAGGGACGGTCTGGCGGAGGATGTTTACAAGCTGCTTCTGCCCTACCTGGACCGGGGAGGTGTTGCCTATGTCATCTGACTTGGTAGCCATCGTCCTGAACCAGACGGTGCTATGGGAGAAAAACACGGGGCTTGACGGGTACGGTCAGCCGAGCTTTGCGACGGGGGTGGATATCCCCTGCCGTGTCTCGGTCCGCACCCGGCTGGTCCTTAACCCCCAGGGCGACGAGACGGTGAGCAACGCCCAGGTGACGACGCTGGCGGCGGTCGAGATCGGCGACCGGCTGACGGTGGACGGGCGCACATGGCCCGTGATCGACGTCAGGAAGCCTGCGACCTTCACGGGGCAGGTCCAGCGCCGGAAAGCGTACATCTGACATGGCCCGCTGGGTTATCAAGACCGAGGAGGACTACAAGAAGGCCAGGGCTGACATCACCCGGAAACTCCAGGGGATAGTCAAGGCCATCAAGGTAGCCACCACGGGCGAGATCATGGACATGCTTGCGGAGACGCTTGAGAAGGCTGTCTCAATGGCCCCGGTCGAGGAAGGCTCCCTGCGGGAAGCCGGCCATTGTGACGTCAACGGCGTAACGTTTGCCAGGGGCACCATCGACGGCGGTATCACCCGAAACGATGCGGCACTCCCCGACACCGACGCCAAGGAGCAGATCTTTGAGATCGGCTTCTGGGTGCCTGGTGGTGGGTCTGGCCGTGAGGGCGACATCAACGCCTATGCCTGGGTGCAACACGAGCACGTCGAGTTTTATCACCCGGACCCCGTGCGCTTGCCTGGAGGCAGGACCGTCAAGGGCGGCCAGGCCAAGTTCCTGGAGAACGCCATCAATGCGGACCTCACGTCCTGGGCGGAGCGGGTCAAAAAGGCCATGAACGATGCGGCAAAGGAGGTATGACGTGACAGATGAACTGATCCCCGATGGAGCACCAAGCGAGACCCCCACAGGACCGGCAGAAAAGCCGGTTTTGAACTTTATGGAGGACTTGAAGGCGTACATCGAGGGCAAGGGCTACGGGACGGTCTACATGGACTACAAGCCTGACAGCCCGGACAACGTGATTAGCGTCTTTGTCTACTCCTCCATGCCAGCCTTGGACGGGGGGATCACCCGGAGGGTCCAGACCCAGGTCCGGAACACATCAGTCCCGGAAGCCTACAGGATCGCCCACGAGCTGGCGGTCCTTTTTGATTCCGGGCTGGACGAGGACCTGATCTGGCTGTCTACCGACCGCTGGGCGGTTTGCCGTCCGACGTCCGGGGCCAGGCACATGGGCCGAGACGACAAGGGACGCCCCACTTATTACATCGAGTTCGCCGCCAGCGGGGACGAAAGCCCCTAAGCGGCCCACACAGAAAGGATTGAATTATGCCAGAACCAAACGGAGATAACGGCGCCACATCGGTCGCTCAAAAGAAAGCACTACGGGGACTAAAGGCGTTTAACGTGTTCCCGATCAAAAGCAACACAGCGGAAGCCTACGAGGTCGACGACATGATCCCCTTGATCGGGGCACAGCGACTGACCAAGAGTGTCCAGGAGCACGAGTTCACCATCTATGCGGATGATGAGGTTTACGACTCCGACACAGACTTCCAGTATGTCGACTTGCAGGTCCAGCTGGTTGAAATGGACCTTGAAACCGAGGCCAAGCTGTCCGGCGGCACCTGGGATGACACCGACAAGATCGCCAGCTCATCAACGACTGACGTCGCCCCCGAGTACGCCCTGGCCTATGCGGCGCTCTATAAGGGCGGTTACCGGCTGTTTAAGCACCCGGTGGCCAAGCTCATAAGCATTAACGTCGACCACGAGACCAAGGGTGACGGCACCAGCGTCGCCCCGTACACGCTGAACTTCCGGGTGTTCGCCCGAAAGATCGACGACAAGCACGTCATGAAAAAGGACGTGGTCCTAGCAGACCTGGGTGATAGCGAGTCCCCCTTCGAGTGGATCGAGGAATTCGACACCCTGCCTGCCTCTAGTGAGACTTAAGCACCAACCACACAGGGGCTGTCCTGACCGGACGGCCCCTCCCATTTAGGAGGAGAAAACGAATGCTGAAAAGACGCTCAACAGCCCGGTCCCTGCCAAAGGACCGCACCGTACACGGGATCCCGGTCAAGAAACTGGCCGTGGGCCAATACATCGCCAGCATGGAGGAGATCCAAGACCTGCCCCAGAAGCTCCTGGACGCCCT